ATGTAAAAATATAGAAAATAATATTTATTACAAAGAAAGAGATTCAATTATATTAATTAGAGAGGGAAATCAATACTTTCCAATACATTTTCTTAAAAAAGGATCTAAAGATATTACCATTCAAATTAGTAAAATATTTTCATCTTCAAATCCAATTATTGAAACAATTATAGAATATTCAAATCAAAACTGTACAGATTTAATTGATAAAGATTTATCATTAACTGCAAAGAAATTATATAATAATAATAAATCATTTATAACTGGACAAATTATAGATTCTAAATTTAGATGTAAATATTTAATTTCAAAAAATAATATCTTATTACCTTGTGCAATAAGTGGATCATTACCTGATTTAGATTTATATTATGATAACGATGTTGATAAATATATTAATAAATTAGAAGATACAATTGATGATATATATAAAATTCTAAAAATGAATCCTACTGGTTTATTTTATGGGGAAAAGTCTGACAATAAATATGAAATTGATGGTATAATGTATAGTAGACATATTAATGTACCAATAAAAAAAATAATTATGACTAAAGAGGAAATACAAAAATTAAGTAAAAATATAGGATTAAAAGATTTTGGGATTGAAAGAAGATCTCAATATGATGAAATAGATAAATTATTAAGAGATGGTTTAGATAATAATAATATGAAAGGAATTGTAGATGTTAATATAGATACATATAAAAATGATGCTTATAAACAATTTAAATTAGAATTAAGTAATTTTATATTACAAGATGATGAAATATTAAATAAATTAAATAACTTGTATTATTCGAAAAAAAATTATGAAGATAAAAACTATGGTATTAAAAAATTATTTTTTAGAATTGTTAACAAAGATTTAATTAAAATTTTAAATAAATTAAAAAATATTAACGAAGATGAGGAAAATAAAGAAGAAAATGAACCTAAATTTAGCGATATGTATGGTGGAGGACAAGTCTCTTCCTATACAGGAGGAGGCCCAATGATGGGTCCTAATATATTTTTAGGTGGTTCTCAAATTGGTGGTGATATGATTTATGCAATAAAAAAAATTCCAGATTTAAATGATTATACAAGTAAAAATATTATTGAAACATGTGGAGTAATTAATAATGATAAAAAATGTAATACAAATAAAATGTGTGTATTTAAAGGTGATGAATGTAAAATGGGATTAACAAAAGATTATATAGTAACATTTGTAAATAAATTAACTGATGAAATATTAGCAGATGAATATAAATTTTTTGAATTAATTAATAAAGAAAAATATTCAATTAGTGATGTAAATGATTATTCTAATTTCACAAATAGAAATAAACAAAAAATTATTAAAAGTAATAGTGTTAATATTGATAAAATATTATCTGAAATTTATGGTGAAGATAATATTCCAATATTAGGTAAGAAAAGATTTAAGAAAATAAATGATAATATTATAGAACATCCAGCAGAAGAATACAAAGATAAAATAATTCAATTGGTAAATTCAAATGATGGTATTTATAGAGCGATTACAAATAATTTTTATTGGTTAGAAAATAGTTTACTAGATAATGATCTTCGCAATTTAGGTTACTATTCTAATCTACAAACAGATGTCACTAATTATATTAAATCTATATTAATCGATTATTTAAGAAGTGATGTTAATAGAACTGAATTAATTGAAATCTTCAATTCTTATGGTATTAAGATTAAAAAAGAAATTCTTGACTATAAAGATAAATTAATCAAAAATATTGAATTCTATGATGAATATATGGTTGAATTATTAATTGTAAATAAAATATTAAATATACCTATTGTAATATATAATGACTATGAAAATATAATTGGTATATATGATGGTGACATAAAATATAATAAAAAAAATAATATTGAAACTGATAAAATCATTGAAAAATATAAAGAAAAAAAAGATAATATTAATATTAAATTTGAATTTGCAATGAAAAACTTAATTAGTAATTTTAGAGTAATTTTTTATAAATAAATATATGAGTGAAAATAAGAAATTTAGTTTAGGAGGATTTCCTCCGATATATGAAATAGTGACTACAATTAAGAAAAAAGAATTTAAACCATCTTCGATTTTATCAATTCAATCAATTTTAAGTAAAAGAAATAATAATAATAGACAAACTGATACAGTTTCAACAAATGTTAATAGAACAAAAGCAATCGTTAAACGTTAATTAAATTAATATATTAAATTTTATTTAATAAATTAATATATGGATGATATCAAAAAAAGTTTAATTACTTATTATAAAAATAAATTTAATTTTAATAAATTATATTCTAAAATTTCTTCTGTTAAATTTGAAGATGATAATGGTGACTTAAATGAATCAAAAGTATTTATAAATGGAAATGAATTTATTTATTGTGTATTAGGTAGATTTGATAAATCAACTAATTTTTGGGAATGGGGATGGTCTTTTGAAAGAATTAAAAATAAAACTTATGCTATTAGAGAATTTTTAAATTATGCCCTAGATAATTATGATGAAGATTATGAAACTATTAGACAAATGCTTATTAATTCAAAATTTAAAATAGAAGAAAAAATTAATTTAGATATTATATTAGCAGTATCTACTAGACTTATTTCAAGTGATGGCTATTCTTTTATATATGAAATTAAAGATTCTAATAATATTACAAAATATATAATATTAAAAAGTTCAAAATAAAATTATTTTTTGATAGGTTTATATAAGATTACAAATAATATAATATATCTGATTCTAATTTACTTAATGTATATTTATTACAATTTTTTAAATATTTTTTTGTATTAATTAAAATATCTTCTGAATTTATTTTTAAATATTTTTTTGGATTATCTATTTTAGCTGGATATGTTACAAAAAATATATAATCTAGATTATTTTTTTTGGATACCTTTTTTAATTCACTTCTTATTTTATTTTTATAATCTAATAAATGTATTAGCAAATTTATTAATTCATTTGTATTAAATTTATAAAATGTTATATAATTTATATTACCTTCTCTTAATGCGATATATCTTTTTATTTGCTCTATCCCTAAAGATTCATCAAACAATTTTACATAAGTCTGCATGTACTCACCATTTTTATAATCAATCACACGTGTTAAATTTAATTTGAAAGGATTACATCCCAGAAAACTTATTTTTAATTTAGGACCATTTATATAACTTTTTTGTAAATAATCTTTTAATTGACCTTCATGATGATATAAAGATCCATATATTATAATACCAATCCTTTGAGGATTTAATAATAAATTATATGTTTTATTCATAATATAAATTCATATTATAAATAATTAATAAATATAAATTGATTATATATTTTATATAAGTTCTTCTTGTTTGAATTCCATAAAGGTATAATTTCCTGCAAATACTTTAGATATTTTAACTTTATCTCCATCAAATAATTGTTTACGAATATCATACATTGGAACTTTAAATTGATCTACTGCTGTAGACTTAATTGCATAATATTCATATTGTGTTGAACCAGGCCATTTTTGACGTCCAAATAATTTTAAAACATTATCAGGATTAGAATCATCTGTTAAATATCCTACATTTTGATATGTATCATAACTTCCTCTAGTTGGTAATCCAATATATTTATTTCTTATTAATGGTAATGTCATATCAATAGTTGGTCTTTCTGTTCTTTTTTCTGGTGCAATTAATGGATTTGCTATTACACCCAAATCACGTTGTTTAATTAATTCATAATCAGTTAATCCTCCATTAGGTACTTGAATATTTGGTACTTCTGGATAATTTGTATTAGGTATTTCTCTTCCAGAACTTTGTACTAATTTAATATTTGGTTGTAATGGATTTAATGGTTCATCTTTTTGAGGAGCACTAGTAACTCTTGGTTTAGTAAAATCATATCTATCATAATCTTTAGTTAGTTCATCATAATCTTTTGCTTTTTTAGATTTTGTAGTACTTCTTGTTAAATATTGCCCAGGATATACGTTCACATCAGGTACATCATAATTTATATTCCATAAATTTTCAGTTAATTTAGTTTTTTTTGATTTGAAACAATCTAATATCATATTACCTAAAATGATTAATAAAAATAAAAATATAAAATGATATATTGAAAATTCAAAACATATTTTATTTATACAAATCTGTGTCATATATTATATTATAAATTTTTTATTAAAATAGTTTAAATAATTTACAATGTGTCACTATTATAATATTTTTAAATTTTATAAAATATATTCAGTATAATGAAAGAAATTATTCATATAGTTGGACTAAATAATGATTTTAAAAATGATTTTATTTTAAAAATAAAAAATATAGATCCAAATTATAATATTATTGATATTGATGACTTAACACAAAAAATAACAAATGATAGTAAATTATCTAAATTATATGATGATTATGAAAAGAATAAATCTGATAAAAATAAATCAAAGAATATATCTTCTGATATTAATGATGAATGGGCAAGAGATTTACAATCTAAATTAAATAAATTATTATCAGTAAATGATAAACCTACAATTGTTATAGGATTAACAACATCTGTAATCAATACTGGTGTCCCTAAAATATATATTAATATTCCAACAAATTATAAATTTATCGTTGAAATCGATTTAATTGAAAATGCAAAACAAATTATTAAAAATAATTTAAAAGAATATAAAAACCAAATCATTAGTGGCAAATTCCCACTCGAATATCTTAATTTAGATTTTTTAATAAAAAGAAGAGAACAATTAAATAATATATATACTAAAAATTTATATATACCTAAAAAAGTTGATGATATTATAAAATTTTTTAAAAATCATATACAAAATTTAGATGGCCGAAGACCAGTAAATAATAAACAATTATATTATTCATCTGATAAAGAATATATAAAATATATTAGCACAAAAAATTTATCATTATATAATAATGATATTCAAGCTATTTTACAAATATTTAAATTAGTAAGTTTTCATTATGATCCTGTTAATAAAGTATTAAAAGAATTATCTAAAGATGGCTTAAAAGAATTACAAAAAGATTGTTTTGTATATGAAATTACTGAATTAGATGATATATTCTTTGATGGTGAAAATTTTAAAAATAATAAAAA